TATGTTGAACTTGAAGGCCGAGGAATTGAGTCACCGATTGCGGATCGTAACCAGAGCGGATGAGGATACCAGCCGCATTCGCGGCGTCCTCGACAGACATCGCTGGTCCACCGCCGGCCGCGGTTTGCTGAGATGCGTCGGGATGCATGACGCCCTCATCTTCTGGCGCGGCCTCGAGGCCCGCGATGCGCTTCGCTTCGGCCAGATCGGCCACGCCCGCCTTGTAGAGCCGCTCCGCCCGCTCGGCCTCGCTCTGGCGGTCGTCCATCAGGGCGCGGACGCCTGAAAGGTCGAATTCGATAAAGTCGCCTTCCTGCGATTCGGGGAAGTCCGGCAGGAGTGCCACGGTGAGCGTGTCGGCCACCGCCCGCATGAGCGGCACCATGCCGTCTTCCCACGCGGCCTGCTGCGCCCGCTCGTAGTTGCTGTAGGTCGAGCGATCGAGGCCGGAGCCGAGGCCGAGCACCATCGGATTGAGACCGAGGGCCGAGCAGATACGCTCCTCCGGTACACGCCGCACGGAGTCCAGGGCGAGCTCGGAAGGAGTCAAGCTCACCTTGTCCATCTTGTACGGGCCGGACATCACGACGATGCCGCCGGCATTGTCGCCGGTGAGGTTCTCGCGGAGGCTTCGCTTGACCTGCTGGGCGTCGTCTGGCGAGATGTCGACCTGCGCGGAACCGTTGGAATCCGGGCCGACGATGATGCTCGGCATCGCGCCGTTAGAAAGGAGGCCGAAGGCCGCGGAGCTCGCGGTATTGTCGGTCGCGATCTCGCGGAGCACCGCCTGGACCGTGGACCGCCCGAGCCTCATGTCGGAGGGATCGCGGCCATACCGCAGGTGAATCACGTCCTCGACCGGGAGCTCGTAGGATCGCCCATCGGTCGTGTAGACGAAGTGCGTGAGCGGGTTCCGGCCATCGCCCACCGGCCGGATCATGTCCTGCGGGAGGTATTGCAGGGCCACCACCGCGGAGCCAGGACCGCTGATCCGCTGCTTGCGGAGGTACGCGTTCCCGAACAGCTTGTAGTCCTGAATAACCCATCCCCAGAGCAGGTTCCCGACCATGCCAGGCTCGGGCTCCTGCATCAGCTGAATGACCGGGTGATCCTCGACTGGCTCGACCTGCTGGGAGTCCACCTTCCGCATGACCCGAGGCGTTCCTTGGGGCCAGTTGCGGATGTACCAGTCCATCGCGGGCGCGATCACGCTGTTCAGCCCGAGGTCGCCGGCCACCAAGGACCAGTCGCGGTGTGATCCCGGTAGGACTCGGCGAAGCATCGAGACCAGCTGGCCCGATCCGTAACCGGTGAGGTAGATGTCCCGGGATTGCCCGAGCGGGAGCGGGAGCGGCGCGGATGGATCGGCCATTGCCTTGCGCCCGAGGAGGCGATCGAGGATACCCATGGTCTGATTATCCCATGCGAAAAGGCCCCGATGCGTGGTAGCGCATCGAGGCCCCGTGCCATATAGAATCCGCTCGATATGATGCCTCGGGCTGGGCAACGAACGGTGGTGATCCTGCCAGCCCTTGGCGAATCATCGTACCACGGTTGCGATACGCTCCCCTATCCAACGCATGACCGGGACCGCCATACTGTTCCCCAAGGCTTTGTACCGTGGCGAGTCGGGCGTATCCTTGCCCTTGGGCCTGATGTCGGTCCATCCGTCCGGGAATCCTTGGAGCCGCTCGCACTCGACCGGCGTTAGGCGCCTGACTGCCATCTGGTGCCTTATGAGCGGATCAACCCCGCGCATATCGCCACCGCCTTGCGGGCTGAACGCCATCGGCTGTTGCACCAACACTATCGGTTCATGACCATGGGTTTCCCGCCTAAGGGTGCCGGTCTGACCATCCGTGTTGACCTGCATCACACCCCCACCCTGATCCATCAGCACAATCGGCTGTTGCACGGCCACCGCGTGGGTTGTCCGAATGTCGCCTTGGTCGAAGCAGTTCACCGTGTTCGCCACGCCGTCGTCCACCCACGTCTCGAAGTCATCCGTGGATTGCGCCCGGCGGCTTTTGCGGTATGCCTGTTGCACCAGCGGAGTATTGTTCCCGCCGGTGCCCCAACGGCTGGTGACCGTCGGGCAGGTCGAATCCTCCTGCGTTACCCGGGAGTCGTTCGCGTGGTTCTCGTACAGGATGGATGCCGGGATCAGTCGGCCGGTATAGGCATCTTGTCCGCTGTAGGCTCCGGGGTGGGTGTCCGCGCACAAGGCTCCAACGGTCCGTGGCAGACCTGCCTCAAGGCTTGCTCCAGCATCGGCGGGAGCGTCTTTCCCCGTGCGCCTGCGCGCCTTAGTATCCCCTCGCAGGCTTTCCGGCTCAAAAAGTACTTCGGCGCAACGTCTGGAGTCTCCTGAAGAATGCGCGACAAGGAAGACTCTACGGCGTCGCTGGGGTACTCCGAAGTACTGAGCGTCCAGCACTCGGTAGGCCCACCCATACCCGAGTTGCCCCAACGCCCCGACGATGGAACCAAAATCTCGTCCTCCGTTGGACGACAAAACACCGGGGACGTTTTCCCAGACAACCCATTCGGGGCGGTAGTGGTCAACCATTCCAACAAATACGAGTGCGAGGTTGCCCCTGGGGTCCTCGAGTCCCTTCCGAAGTCCTGCGACGGAGAAAGCTTGGCAAGGTGTTCCTCCGACCAAAAGGTCAATTGCTCCACGTTCAATTTGCCACTCCCGATACTTTGTCATGTCCCCCAGGTTGGGGACGGTCGGAAACCGCTCTGCCAGTAGCTGGCACGGGAACGGTTCAATCTCGCTGAATGCCACGGGCTCCCAGCCGAGGCCGTGCCACGCTACCGTAGCCGCCTCGATGCCGGAGCAGACGCTGAGGTACTTCACGATTTTTTCCGCCGGCGGTCCACCAGGACCGGAATTCGGATGCGCTTCCCGCAGCTCGGGCACCAGCGGAAGCCCGTGCCACGCGGGCGCGTCCCGGCACCGCAGGACGGGCAAGGAGGCCCGTCAGGAGCGATCCGCGGTCGACCTGCTTTCATCGGCTCATGCCTCCTTCGGCGCGGATGATCGCGGAGCGTTGCTCGGCCTCGATCTCGCGTCGCTCGGCGAAGCCTTGGATCGCCCACCAGCCGAATGCCAGGAACACGAGGAACGCCATGATCTCCTGCATTGCCTCGGTGAATTTGTTGTTTGTGGTACGCTTCATCAGGTTCTCCTTTCCACACTAGGCCCGGCTGGTCTCACAGCCGGGCCGTTTCTTTATCAGCCTTCCAAGGCCCATGCGATGCCACGCACCGCGAACCGCAACAGTTCCGATGCTTCGCCGAATCTGGCAGGTTCCGAGACGTGGATACCTTGCTCGTAGGATGCCATGATCTCGGAGATTTGATCCCAGTAGATTTCGAGGACGTTGACGATCTCGACCTTGGGTGTTCCAGGCGCAACCATCATACGAGCGGCATGGTTGTTCTTGAAACGGGTCGGAACGAAGTATCGCTCATCGCATCCGAGCTTGTAGACTTCGATCGTACCCTTGCGCCAATCGATCTCGACGAACGTCCTGTATGTCGATTCTTCTTGCGTCTGCCAACCGTCGCGGCTCCACTTGATCGCGGGCATCGTCGGCATCGTAGCCGTAATCATCTTGGTTCTCCTTGGTTCCGTTTCGCCCTCTGGGCTCATCAGCACCGGCCTACCGGTGGACGGTGGCCCGGTTTCCCGGGCCGTTGATTATTTGGCGTTGGCGTGAATCCAGTCGAGGACTTCGTCGACCTCAACCATATGAGGAACGAAAGCGCAGATATGGTTGAACAATTCATGCGATCGCTCCTCGAGGATGTCCGAAAGGATCGAACGGGTGCGTCCAGCGTTGTCAAGATTGATCTTGATCTCGCGCAACGCGTCGGACACTTCCTTGTATTCGTTGATAAGAATCTGCGCGCCTTGTTGGATCGTCGTCGTTTGCATCTTGGTTCTCCGTGTCGGTGGTTCCGACAAGGACATTATGCCACACATATAGAATCCCGCCATATGTGTGGCAAAAATAATCCAAGAATTTTCAGAACGTCCGAAACCGCCAGTCCTCGAAGCAGTCCCGACCGCAGAACCACCGCCGGTTGCACCGTCTGGCCTCGGCAACCCAGTCCACCACGCGGTAGAGGTCGATCCCGCAACCACGGCAGGTCTGGTGCGTGTCGCTCACCCGCGCCAGGCGGGCGTCGTCATCCATCGCGATCTCGGCCTGTTTCCCGGCCTTGTGCGCCCGGTAGCAATCCATGCACCAGATCGAGCGGTGATCCGCCGGGCGGCAACCGCAAACCTTGCAAGCCCTCATACGGCCGCGAAGCTCCGCGTCGCGCCCATCGCCGCCCAAGCGTAGCTTGTGGCGTCAACGCAGTCGTCGTGCCGCCCGATCGGGAAGCTCAGCAGCTCGTCCGCGAACCAGGACGGCAGGTCGGGCGCGTGGACCACCAGTCCCTGCTCGTACCGCGCCTCAAGCGGACCGAAGCGGGTCACCTTGTCCTTGTCGGGCTTGATCCCGCGGACCGGGAGCCGCGTGGTCCGCAGGAGCTCCTGTATCACCGCGGCTTGGTATTGCACCTGCTCGATGCCGATGGCCTTCGGTCGCCACTTGCCCGCCATGTCCTGGACGAAGCGCAGGACGCCGTCGAACGGTGCGCGAATCCGCGCCGCGTCGAGCACCCAGATGGTGCCCGCGGAGTCGCGCCCGATCGCCACCGCGGCGGTCCAGTCCGCGTCGGTCTTCGTGCTGATCGCCAGGTCGACGCCGATGTACACGTCGAGGCCGGCCGGCGGGGTCCCGGTGCGAATCCACTCGCGCCGCATCCTCGCGCCTTGGGCGTCCACGAACTCGGCAAGGTACTCCTGCCGGAAGGCGATGCTCGGAAGGCTCCGCTCCGCGGCCTCGACCTCGGCCGGCGGGATATACGGGTTGGCAAGCGTCGGCATGGTCCAGCTCCGCCATTCGTCGTCGGTTTTGGCTTGGTCGAACAGCGTCTTGAAGTAATTGTGGCCCTTTGGCGTTGAGAAGAACCATGCGGAACCGGCGTAGTCGGTGAGGGTCGGCCGAATCGCCTGCGTCCACGCCTCCTCGAGGTAGACCGCCATCGCGGCTTCGTCGATGCCGACCCAAGCGTATCGGCGTCCGCGGGCAACCGTGGCCGGTTCCCCCAGGGTCCAGTAGTCGATCGCCGATCCGGTGATTAGCTCGATGCGCGGGAACGGGCTCACCACCGCGCGGCTTATGATCGGCTGGAGTATCTTGCGCTGGTCGTTGTAGGCCTCCTCAAGGAGCCTGTACGTCGGCGCGAACCATCCGCAGGACCTTCGGTGCTTCAAAAGCGATTCGGCCATGAGGATCGCGCCCATGGTGGTCTTCCCGAACCGCCGGCCGCAGGAGACCACGTTGTATCTGGCGGGCGCAGCCATGATCTCCTTCTGCGCCGCGTGAGGGCGCGGTAGGACCAGCTCAATCCTCTCTGGCATCGATCCTCCGCTGGGCATCGTCGATGGTGAGGAAGATGATCACGGTGAGGATGCAGAACAGGACGATGCCAACGCCGATCCAGCAGAGCCAATGGATCAGGTTCACGGCTGTTCCTCGTCCGCGAAGCGGACCACGACCTCGATGCCACCGCCGGCCGCGCCCGTGACCTCCTGCCGCTCGGACCAGTCTTCCCGGCGTCGTCGCTTCAGCCATGACTCCGCGGCCCGCCAGTCGCCGTCCGCCTTCGTGGCCTCCACGCGGAGCCTCGCGGCCATGGCGCGGGCTACTTCGGCCTCCGCGCGCGATACGGCCTTGCGGAATTCCTCATCCTCGATGCGCCATCGGTTGAGTGTGTCCCAGGTCACGCCGTTGGATTCGGCCGCGTCCTTTTGGGTGCATCCGTCCCGCAGGGCTTGCAGGATGCCTTCTTCTACGGCTGGTGTTCGCTTTGTCCAGCGTCCTCGTTTGCCTTTTGTCTCCA